TTCCAGCCCGGCCGCGCGCCAAGGCCCACCAGCTGCGACAGATTATAACTGCCGCCGATGTTGGCCGCGAGACCTTCAAGCCGGATACGCGCGACAACGCCGTTGCCATCGATGTTGCCGCCGCCGGGGAGGGCAGCGGCGTCCATGATCTGGAACGCGATGATATCACCCGTAGCCATCAGCGCTGGCCCCTGGCGCGCGCGCTACCCGGCGCCTGTAATGCGATAGTCCGCATGGCGACCTCATCTGCTAATCGGGAAAAAAGGCGGGCCGGCAGCCTTGACGGTTGCCGGCCCGGCGTTCGGTTCAGGCGCTGAACTTCATCAGCTTGATGGCACGGCTGTCGATCACCGCGCCGCCAACGCGCTTGGTGGCATAAAAATGCACGAACGGCTTGTTGGAGAAGGGATCGCGCAGCACCACCGTTTCGCGGCGCTGGGCAATAAGGTAACCCGCCTGGAAATTGCCAAAGGCGATCGACAGGCTGTCCACCGCAACATCGGGCATCGCGGCCGCTTCAATGACCGGATAGCCCAGCAACGTCGCCGGCTGGTCGGCGGCAAGCGCTGGCTGCCAAAGAAAGGCGCCGGTCGAATCCTTGAACTTGCGGACCCGGGCCAGCGTTGCCGAATTCATCACGAACACGGCCCCCTGACGATAGGGCGTCGCCAGCGCATGGACGAGATCGATCAACCGGTCCTGCGGGTTGGTGGCGGCAAAGGCCCCGGCCGCCCCCGATGCAATCGTCTGCAGCGTGCCAAAGGCCCGTGTTGCATCATCGGCAGTGCTGTTCGCGGCGGAAAGGAAGCCGCGTGGCTTGTTGACACCGTCACCGGTGACAAAGGCCACACCCTCCGCCCGCGCGAACTCCCGACCGATTTCGCCGCCCAGCCAGGCTTCGACATCGAAAAACGCATCGTCGAGCATCGCCTGGCTCGCCGCCGGATTGGCATAAAGCTCGCCCATCGGCGGCGCGATTTCGGCAAAATCGGGCGTTTCGGTTTCGGCGCGCGTCCCGGTTTCGCTCACCCAGCCTGAAACGACGCCGCTGGTGGTGATCAACTTGCGATAATTGGCCGATCCGACATCGACAATCTGCGCGATGCTGCGGATCGGCGAGGCCGCACGCAAAACCATATCGATCACCGCATCGATTTCCACCGGCACCGCGACGCCGCCCTTGGGGCCGACTCCGATGCTGGCGGCCTTGGTGCCATCCCCCGGCAGCGTGCCATGACGCAGATAAGATTCGGCAAAGGCCGGCGTCGCTGCATCAGCCTTGGCGCCGGCCAGCATCGGGCGGGCACCGGCGAATGCCGAGCCGACACCAGCGAACGCCGAACCAACAACGCCGCGTGCCGTCACCAGGGTAGAAAGGCGCACCATTTCGGCCCGCAGCGCGGAAATTTCGGCACCGGCATCCGTCGCCGCCGCCGTTTGGAACACGCTTTCGATCGCGTCCGCCTTGGTTTCATAAGTCATTCAACGTCTCCTTCTGGCAAAGTCGAAAAACCGAGCACCCGTGCCAGCGGCTGCATCGGAAAGGTCACAAGCGACACTTCAAGCAGATCGAGCCGGGCCAATTGGCGCAGCCCGCGCATCCGGTCGGGCCGGGATTCCTTGACGCGATAGCCGAACGACAGCCCGTCGATGGCCCCGGCGGCGATCAACCGCGCCGCCTGTTCGCCGCGTCCCGCCGCCACAATTCGCGCCACGACGCGCAAGCCGCGGCCATCCTCGCCCAGCGATTCAACAAACCCGATCGGTTCCTTGCTGTCGTGCTGCCACAACAGCGGCACGCCGCTTGCAGCGCCCCCAAAGGCCCCTGGCAGCACGATGTCACCACCGCTGTCGGGCACACCAAAGACACTGGCATAGCCAGCGATACGAATATCGGTCATGGGGTCTCCCTAACTTTTGAGACGGGCGAGCAGGTCGAGCCGATAGGCCAGACCGATCAGCAACAACGCCACCGCCGTGCGCACCATCCAGGCAATCACCGCCGACAGCGCCGATTTCTTGGCATCGCGCCAGCCCTGGATCAATTGGCGCAACTCGACAATGTCGGGGCCAGCCTTGTCATCCATCAACCCCAGCGTGCGCAGCGCCCGCGCCGCGCCCACCTCGCACGCCTCCTCGACCAGCGCGCGCAGCGTCACCCGCGCCGCGCCCTCGGATTCGGCCTGCGCGACCAGCCGTTCCAGCATCACGGTCATCGGCCAGCTTCCAGGCCCAGCATGGCGCGTTTCTCCATATCGGTGAGAAAGCTTGCTGCCGAAACCTGCGACCACAGCCGTTCCCGGTCTTCAGACAGCGCCGGCACCGCATCGCGATCAACGCCGATTTGCAGCCCCGGCCACCAGTTCTGCAGATAGGCCGACAGCGCTGACAATATCCGTGCCGTCAGCGGCAGCAGCGTCAACCGCCACAGCGCGACATTGGCTTCCTTGTAATTGGCATAGGTGGCATCGCCCGGCAGGCCGAGCAGCAGCGGCGGCACGCCAAAGGCCAGCGCAATCTCGCGCGCTGCCGTATCGCGCGCCCGGGCAAAATCCATCTCTGCCGGCGTCAGCGACAGCGGCTGCCAACTCAGCCCGCCATCAAGAAGCATCGGCCGCCCGGCATTGGCAGCGCCGCTGAACGCCGCATCCATTTCGGCTTTCAACCGTTCGAACTGTTCGCCGCTCAGCGCCGAACCATCGCCGGGCTGATAAATCAGCGCCCCCGATGGCCGCGCCGCATTGTCGAGCAGCGCGCGATTCCATTTCGCCGCAGCGTTATGCACCGCCACGGCGCCCGACGCCGCGTTCAGGCAGCCGGCGCCATAATGGTCGTCGAGCGGATGAAAGCCGCGAATATGCAAAAGCCCGGCCCGGTCGCCAATCGTTTCAGCCGGATAGCGCGTCAGCACGTCACCGGCACGATACAGATAACCCGTGGGCCAACCGCGCGTATCAGCCTCCACCGTCACCCGTTCGGGGCGCAGCGCAAACAGCGCGGCAGGCAAGCCATCGGGGCCGGTCGCCGCTTCGAGATAGGCATTGCCGTGCAGCAGCAATTGCGCCGCCAGCGTTTCGAGCAGCCCCGGCCCCGACGCGCCAAAACCGGCGCTCGCCAGCAGCGCCAGCGCCGGATGGCCGGGCGGGTTCGACACCAGAGGCGCGCCGCCGGCACCTTCCGCAATCATGCGGATCGCCCGCGCCGCCACCGGATTGGTGAGGAAGCTGTCGCGCACCTGCGCCTCGTAACTGCGCGGCGCCTCGCCACCCTGCCAGGGCATCGCCCAGCTCGGAATGCGCGGCGAAGGCGCAGCAGATTTGGTCCGCCAAAAGGGCAGTTTCATCAACATCTCCTGCATGAAATTATATTCAGAGGCCGCGCACGCCGGGCTTTGCCGGCTTGTCACCCAGCATCAGCGCGGTCAGCGCCCAGACCAGCGCATCGGCGCGATCGGGCGATGCGCCTGGGCCTGCATAAATGCCGCTTGCCAGAAAACCGCAAAGCTGATCTTCCAGGTCCGGAAAAACACCGATATGGCACACCCGGCCTTCGCCATAAAGACTCGCCACCGGCTCGGCCCGCGCCACTTTCCCACGCGACGCGCGTACTTCCTGCACCGGCAGATTGGTGTCGATGGATTTCAGAACCGATGTCACCATGTCGCCGCCGTTATTGACTTCGGCGATCACGCGCTCGGCCGACCATTTTTCGGCCGCGCTCACCACGGCACGCGCCCAGGCTTCGGGCCGCGCCCGAGGAACGCTGGCATCGGCGAGCACATGGCCGCGGCCATCACTGCCCAGCCCGACGGCAACGATACCGCACACCCCGTTGGCGCCACCGGCCGGGGGATCGACACCGATGATGACCCGCACCAGGTTCGGCAATTGCGTGCGGCGCTGGCGTTCGATCAGTGCCCGGGTCCATAACGCATCGTGCAAATCATCGATAATCTCACCGCCAAGTTCCTGCCGGCCCGTTGCCGTGCCGCCATAGCGGCGCTGCAGATCGGCGATGAAACTGGCGGGCAGATTGTCGGCATTGTCGTGCATCGCCCCGCGGGTCACCACGACGCCGGGCTCCAGCAGCAATGCTTTCAACCAGGCGCGCGGCAGCGGCGTTGTCGTCAACAACAGCTGTGGATGCACCCCGAGCCGCGTCGCCAGCCGCAAATTGGTCAGCGTCGCTTCGGCGCGCGGCCAATGCGCAAATTCATCGCCCCAGGCATAATCGAACTGGCCGCCGCGCAGTGCATCGGGCTCACCGCCCGAAAATAGCCGCGCCTGCGAACCATTGGGCCAGGTCAGCAATTTCAGGCTTGGCACAAAGGTCACGTCACCACCCGGCGGCACCCGCGCCAACAGGCCCGATTCGCCTTCCACCATCACCGCCCGTGCCGCATCAAGGCTGGCGCCGACCAGCGCAAAGCGCCGCCCGGGCTGCGCCGCCAATTCATGCACCCATTGCGCCCCGGCGCGGGTCTTGCCAAAACCGCGCCCCGCCAATATCGCCCAGATCGTCCAGTTCCCCGGCGGCGGCTGCTGCGCATTGCGCAGGCTGCCCGCCCATTGCATCGTCACATCGAGCGCCTCTGGACTATGCTTGCGTAGCACACGGTCCCGCTCATCCGATGTGGTGGCATCCCAGGTGTCGGCCACCGTTCCCGGGCGCACGTCGTCCTTCTGGCGGTCTGCCATGAATTTGCGCCTCCACGGTTGTATGATTTTTACGGGCGCAGCGGTGAAGGGCCTCCGGCGGGCAGGGCCGGCGGCCCTGCACCCGATTGTTGATTTGAACCCCTGCGCCATTCTTGTGGAGCCTGAAATCAACCAGGTGCAGGGCCCAGGGCCCTGCTCGTCGGAGCGCTTTATTTCACTCGGCAGGCGGCGCCAGCGCCCTGATATCGTTGCGGACTTCGGCGATCTTTGCGGCATCGATGGTCAGCAGCGGCCGCGACGGCGCAACAGGGCGCCGCTTGAGCATTTCCAGCGCAACCTTTGGATCGACATCACCGGCATGGCCATCGAGCAGGTTTGCCAGCATCCGCATCTCGACCTGTTCCCAGGCGATGCCGAGCGCGCGGCGCCATTCATTGGCGAGCAGCGGCGAGCGATCGCGCATCGCATAGACCGCCGCCAGGCTCAGCCCGATCGCTGCTGCTGCCGTCGCCGGATTGCCGGTTTCGGTGAGCACGGTGATGAACCTGTGCCTGTCGGTGACCTTCCACTGCCGGGTGCTGTAGTGCATCGCGTCCTCCGTGCCGGGCGCCAAAGCAAAAGGCGCCCCGGGGGTCCGGAGCGCCTTTCGTTTTCGGCGGATTTCTGAAGCGTGGGCTTTCTCTATCCAAAAGCGTTGCGCTTGTCAATCAGAAATATCCAAATAGGTGAATAATTACGCGGCCTCAATGGCCTCTGATCACGAGAAGCCGAAAAAATATCGTGGTATTTCAATAATATCGATCTTCTTCCCACCAAGGGAAAAAGTCCGGCATGTCGCTGCTGACCTTGTCGGGATAGACCGGCGGACGCTTTTCAAGGAACGACACCACGCCCTCCTTGGCATCCCCTGCCCGGCCACGCGCGTAAATCGCCCGCGAATCGAGCCGGTGCGCATCCCAGGGGCTTGGCGCCCCCGCCATCCGCCAAAGCATCTGCCGGGTCAGCGCCACCGATACCGGCGCGGTGTTCTCCGCAATCTCCAGCGCCAGCGCCCGCGCGGCAGGCAGCAGATCATCCCCCGTATGGACCGACCGCACCAGCCCGCCGGCCAC